CGTGACCATCCGAATTTTTCACTTTATGAGTGTCGTCAGGATTTTTTAGTTGTTGAACGATAACTGGCAACATATCAATTAGTCGCTCTCTAACGAACTCTGCATCAGGCGTTGTTATAAGAGGATGAGCTTCAATCTGGAAACCGTCCTCAAGCATATATATCGCCAAAATTTCAATTTTATTCACGGCTCAATCCCCCTTCAATCTGAGCGCGCCCCGTTTATCGCGTTTGATGGACACACCATATCCATATGCCTCCGCCATATCCTCTTCCATAAGCCCTTTCAGACCATTGGCGGCTTCATCATAAAACTTTTTACCCGCCGCATTCATCTGCAACTGGTTCGCGAAATTAGCCCACGCATTGTTCCCCGTCATATCAACGCGGCGCACCGCATCCACGGGCGGGCGAACGGAAATCGTTACGGGCGGCGTACCATTTTTGACGCACTCCCAAAACTTACGTTCCGCCTCAATCAGAATGTCTGAGTAAATCGCATCAAGATTTACATCAAACTTTTCCCATTTATGGTTCCCGAAGAATACGGAGAGGACGGCTTTCTCTACCCCACACACAAGCATGTTGTGCGTTAGCTGGGGATAGTAGCGGTCCAAAATCTCATCGTCCTTAGCGAATGCAGAAACATGTTTAGCTTCATAAACGGTGAGGCCCTCATCTGTGAGTCCATCAAGAGTGCATCCCATGAAAGAGTGAGATACACTAATTTTCTGAACGCCATTATCCGTAACATGACGACCCGTCTGTTTTGTAAACCACTGTATGTTAAAAGGTTCTGTAAAAACTCCCATCTGTACTGGAAGTGCATCGGATAAGTCANNGTCTTGTTNTTGCCCCGTTTTTATTTTCCATAATNTTAAGAGGCGCTCTTCATCACCGCNCATGATTGTATTAGCGTCAGAGCCGCCCAATAGCTTGGAGCGGAACTCTTTCTGTTCNTTCGTAAGTGCCATGTTTTTGATTCCCGTTGTTGATGATTAAGTTTCTCACTGATTCGCTAATTTGTCAACTACATAATTATAATTTTACGAACTCCCCTAAATGCAGTGGGCAAAAATATGCGTCATACGTCACTTTTTGCTGCGAATCATACACGCTCTTTATAAACCATTGATCTTTCGCGCTCCCCTTAACAATGCAAGCGTAAGAAAGATCCTTGTTCACAATGAAATAGGCGAATGCATTTATTCTATCCGCCTTAGCTACCTCGTTGATAATAAGATTTCTTTTTGGATAATCCTCCTTACATGTAAAATGAATTGAGTTTCTTTTTACCTCAATGATGTGTTCTCTACCGTTTGCCGTGTGGCAAATGATGTCGCCATCATCAAGGTAATCAAGCGATTGGTATATATTGGACGCTAATTTGACTTCGGGTATTGTGACGGCAAGTTTCTTTTCCCGCCGTATATATCCCGCGACTTTTTGAACAGCATCATGTGAGCGGTTAAAGCGTTTAACAAATACGTCCCAACGCTCTTGGCTTTTATTCACGCGACCAACCTTGTCTTTGCTGGCGTCGTGTATATGCTGAAGTGGTGAGGACACCATGATTTCCCCGCAATCACGGGATGCCCACAGTAAAATGTTTCAGCATTTTTAATTGGTCCTGTGACGGCGCGGCAATCCCCGTACTTCAAGTCCATAATCGTTTTGTTCAATGGCTCAAAGTTTTCCTGAACTTCATAAACTGGCGGCGGGGTAACAACTTTAACGACCCTTGGGATCACTTCCGATGTCCGCTTTAAGGACCGGCTGCGTTTTGGATTAGGTGCCGCCTTGAACGCAATTTGAGGATCTTTGACCGGCTTCGCTAATAGCTTAATTCCTTGGCGACCGCATACGCCGATTACTGAGTTGCGCGTTCTACCCACCAGCTCTTTAGCAATGTTGGCGGCACTCCATCCTTTAAGAGCGAGTTGTGATACAATCCGCAACTCTTCCCATGTCCACCTCTTCGCATATTCAGCCATTTTCAGAACCCCCGTTATTGATAGTTGACAGTAAACACAATGTTGATTAAGTTGTCAACATCAAACAAGGAGAAAAATATGGTTCATATGGTTGCACAACGGGTAATTAAGAAATTAGGTGGCCCGCGAGTAGTGGCGGATATGCTGGCGATGTCAACTCAGGCGGTGTATAAATGGACATGGCCCACGGAAAAGGGTGGGACGGGCGGATTTATCCCTACGCGCCGCCAGATTGAACTGATGGTCGCCGCAAAGCAACGTGGCATCATTTTAAATAAAGACGATTTTTTTCCAAAGGATCCCGACAATGCCCCCGAAGTTTAAAGTATCGCCCAAAGCCGACCGGACGTTTGACGGTATCACCTTTGATAGTAAGGGTGAAGCGAAGCGATATCTTGAGTTAAAATTGGCGGAAAAGGCTGGAGCGATTAAAGATCTTCAATTGCAATATGGATTTGACGTTTACATTGAAGAACGCAAATATTGTACATACACTTGTGATTTTTCGTACATAGATGCGAAAAGTGGTGATTGTATCTACGAAGACGTGAAATCCACTGGAACCGCCAAGGATGCGGCATACCGCCTGAGAAAGAAGGCGGCGGAGTTGTACCACGGCGTCAAGATCACGGAGTACCTGATTGGGTGGAATCCGAAGTTGACGAAGAAGAAGAAAAAGGCTAGGGTAAAAAAGATAAGCGACCCCGAATAAGGGGTCGTTGGAGGTGCCGGGAGTGCAATCCCTAATCCTTAAACTTGGTCGCGCGGAAGTTCAGGACTGACTTTTATATAGTCCAAAGACGACCGCCTTACAATAGGTAGTATGTCGTCATGTCTCAAGAAGCTATTAGTTGGGCAACAAATCAAACCAATCTTTCTGGTCGGGCTAAACTTGTCCTGATTATGTTGTCCGTTTTAGCGGATGACGAAAATTACTTTTGTTCTCCCACGAAGCGTGAATTGGCGTTTCACACTGGCCTTTCAATAGGCAGCGTTTCCATGTCTTTGAAAGAATTAAAAACCGCCAATTTAATTAAAAAGAAGCCCAGATATAAGGAATTTGGTGGACAGGATAGTAATTCATATTGGATTTTAGTTGACAAAAATGAGGTTGTGTTATGAGCGGATTTGCAAAAACTTGGGCTTGGGAGCAACCCGATTTAAACCCCACCGAAAGATGTGTTCTTGTCGGGCTGGCAGACTTCCATACGGAAGATAAGGGCTGTTTCCCATCTCTCAAATCAATTGCCGAAAAGGTATGCGTTAGCATTGATACAGTTCACAGGACAATTGATAAGTTGATTGAAAAAGGGCTCGTTGAAAAAAATAACCGTTTCAGAGAAGAGGGCGGGAAGACCAGTAATTCTTACAATTTGCTACTTACTGATATCAAGGTACCGATGCCGCAATCTGCGGATAGGGGTACCCGCAATTTGCGGCATGAACACAAGAAATTAGAACAAGATACAATTCCTACGGAATTGGAAGATGATCCAGTGATGAGCATTTTTGCTAACGCAGAAGAGCCGCCAGAAGACAACCCGAAAGCGTTCTGGGATCAGGCGGTAGGTATGCTTCAAGCATTGCACGTCTCCCCAAAGACCATCAACCCGTTCATAGGGCGGTGTCTGAAGATGACGGGTCAAGATCAAGAAAGGGTACTGGATGCCATTCAGGCGGCTGTGGATGCAGAGCCGCACGATGCTGTCCCATACATAGTCGCTATTCTGGGCGGCAAAAAAGAGAGGAAGACTGCGCGGTTTGAAAAGACCGCCAAGCAAAAGGAGATTGAGGATGCCTTCGCGCAATTGGAAGCAGCAAGCGAAAGACGAAAGGCGCAATGGGCCGCTGAGTTTGGAGAGGACTACACCGGAACGGGCGGTGGCGAAGATTTACCAATCGTACAACATCAACCACCTTCCGAATCCGTCAGCGTTTCTGGAAAACGCAGTGAAGGCGTTAGAAAAGAATCCGATAGAGGTCCTGCACAGGTTAGCAGATCCGGCGGAGGGTATTTTAGCAAAAGCGAAGTTCCCGCCCACTATTTCTGAATTGGTGGCGGAAGCAAATAGTTACATGAAACAGACCAGCAAGAATTTTGTTTAATAGGAGAGTAAAATGGATACGACGAGGCAGACGAAGGATACCAACAACGTGGAAAGTATACTGAGCGCCCGCGAAAAAAATTATGGGTCTTTTCAAGATGTCGCCAAAACAACCCAAAGCTTTAAGAAAATATTACACGAATCAAAGAATTGGCGTCATTTGTCCGATGGTCACAGGGAGGGGTTGGAAATGATCATGAACAAAATTGCGCGGATGCTGAATGGTAACCATAAATATCCTGACAACCTCATTGATATTATGGGATACTCCGCTTTAATAAAGATTGATATTGAAGCGAAGGACTTTGACAGGGTTAAGCAGGACATAACCGCTCAAATGCCTCAAGCCGATGTGCCTCAATTAATTAGGAGTTAAAGTGAGAAAAAAAAGAATACCAAAATGGGATAACCCAACTAAGACTAAAACATATAACTCTTGGAGGGCGATGAGAAATCGTTGCGATCCAAATAAAAAAAATGCTGTAAAACGTTATGTTAGTTTGGGTTTTTGTCCAGAGTGGAATAATTACGACAAATTTTTCCAAGATATGGGGCCGAGACCGGAAGGAAAATCATTGGATAGGATAGACAATACTAAAGGGTATTATTCTGAAAATTGTCGGTGGGCTTCAGTGAAAGAGCAAAATCGTAATAGGTCTGATAACAGATGGATTACGCATAATGGACAAACTTTACTGTTATGCGATTGGGCTGAAAAGTTAGGGGTAAGGGTTGATACTCTTTCAAAGCGGTTAAGCGGCATGTCGCCGGAGAAGGCTTTGGTTTCAGGGTATTTAAGAGATCATTTGACATGGAATCATGGGACGAGGGCGGGGTATGAAAGAAACAAATGTAGGTGCGATGCTTGCAAAGCTTACAACACAGAGAGAGCTAAAAATTATCGGAGAGGTAAAAATGACTGAATGGAAACCATTGGATGACAACACGCCAAAAGATCGTATGATTTTACTAGGCGGCAGGGATGAAGAAGGCAATGAGTGGGTGGACTCTGGATATTGGGAAACATACGAACATTGGCCCGACGACTTAAAGCCGCCACCTGAATGGGTATGGGATGTATGGTTCGCACCGAAGTGGTGGATGGAGTTACCGGAGTTACCAAAATGATGCAAGAAACGTGGACGAATAATGAAATCACAACATTATTAGAAGGACTAAATAAAGCGACGAAAGACATGGTTCCTCGCCGCCATTATATGAATGTCTTAAAATCTTTGGCGTCCGTTCAAACGACCATTGAAAGGCTCAGGGAGGGTGTCAGAAACAAAGCTTTGTATGATGAGGCTTCAATGGTCTTGGACGTTTTGGAAGGGATTTTGAACGA